TTAAATCAGCTTAGATACAGGAAATTTTTTATATAGCGTGCAAACTGCCACGTCATAAATTATTGCTACCTGCTTTCTTTCAACACCATTTGAAATGAGCCGCCCGGCCTGCGCCCATTGTTCAGCAGTTAACTTCGGACGCCTGCCGCCTATCCGCCCCTTTTCCCTCGCAACCGCCAAACCCGCCAGAGTGCGTTCCACTATCAACTCCCTCTCCATTTCTGCTAGAGCTGACATAATATGAAAAATGAAACGCCCCATCGGACTTGATGTATCTATACTGTCGGTGAGGCTCTTAAAGTGGATACCGCGCTGCCGAAGCTCGTCCACCAACAGCACCAGATTACGCATGCTGCGCCCAAGGCGATCCAGCTTCCAGACCACCAGCGTATCCCCCTCGTTTAATGCCTTGAGAAGCTTTTTTAGTGCTGGCCTGTTCGCTACCGTTCCGCTCATTTTTTCTTCGTAAATCTGTTCACATCCTGCGCGTTCGAGTGCTTGCCGCTGAAGATCAGTATTTTGGTCATTTGTTGACACCCTTACATAGCCAATTTGCATATTTTTCACCCAGTTATTTCTGCAAAAAAATCAGGTGAAGTTATCGGCCAGGCTGCTCAAGAGCAATCTATAAAACGTCGGTTTGGGAAGTAGCGCGACAAAGGACGTCGGAACGGCTGCCGGGAACATCATGCAAGTGGGGGCTTTTGGGGTTGGAACATACCAGGCTCCAAGGCCAAATGATGCAAACTCATCGTTTATCAGTGATGCTGACGGTAACACCAGTTGGGCTCCTGCCAATGGCTGTGGCTACCAAAGCTCTTATAACACTCAGCGCATAGCGCAAATGTGGGTTACCACTGGCGGAGCTGGCTATTGCCGTTTTCTGTTAAACACGAATCCTCAAACTGCAAAAACAGATGCTCCGTGGACTGTATTTCAGTCAGCAGGAACATCGGACATTAACTTTAAGAAAGTGACCGGGGATCTGGATCTAAACGAATCGCTGTCAAACATCGAGGCAATGGATTTTAAGACCTTCTACTACCTTGCTGATGAAGAGAAAGCCATTCGGCGCGGCGTTATTGCTCAGGAGTTGGAAAAGATAGATCCGCAATATGTTCACTCGGCTGAGGAGTCGGGAAAAATGACACTCGACCTCAATCCTCTGGTGCTCGATGCGCTGGCGGCAATCAAAGCGCTGGCAATCCGCGTAAGCGCATTAGAGGGAGACGCTAAGCCTCCTGTTCCTGGCTCATTCGCTGGTTAAAAAGTGAATCTGCGGGCATATCTAGGCGAACATCGATCCAGCTGTTCGCCGGGACATCTATCAGCTCTCCTTTCGTTTTGATCATCTCTCCGTCATCGCTCAGCATGAATTTGCGCTTAAACAGTCGGATTATTAGCTCGCCATTGTCGGTTTGCTCTGCCTCAACCACCCCCAGCTCTCCCATGCCGCCCGGGTCCATTGGCGGCAGCAACTGCCAGCCTTCTGATGCCAGGCCTGTCGAACCGGCGAGCACGTAAACACCGACGTCGAGACGAAAAAGAGTGATTCCCTCCGCCTCAGAGTTCGCCGTTCCACAGCCACACCATGAGAAACCATCTTCCTCTATATCGGCGCGCTGGCACGCTTCCTGGCTCGCTACGATACGGGCAACAGGAGACGCTGCCTTTAGTGTGCCATCGCTGGACTTTGTGGTATTACCCGTGGTGTAAGCCTCCTGATATGACCAGGACGAGCCACCGTAATACGAAAACCACGTCCGCCGTAGAATGTAGGCCTGATGAATACGGGTTGGTCGGCTGCCCCGATTGACGACTATAGACGTAATGCCGGTATTTGCAGTCAACCCCAGTTGGGTCTGTCCGTCATTTTGATGGGAGGAGAAACAGGTCGGTGTAAATGCGTCCATAGCGTCCAACAGTGGGCCGTCTCCGTTGATAGTTCCAAGCCCAAATGCTCCCACTTGCATGATGTTCCCGGCAGTCGTTCCGACGTCCTTCGTCGCGCTACTTCCCAAACCGAGGTTTGTGCGAGCGTCTTCTGCCTTCGTTGCACCGGTACCGCCGTCAGCAACAGCCAGCGCACCGTTACTCCCTTTCTGCGCCAGTTTACCGATGCCGGGGATGGTTACGGCGGTGCCGTTGATGGTTACACTGATGCTCTGATTTGCCGATGTGGTGGCGAATGTCTCCCACGCACCGATATTCTCGTCATACTCTTTGATGAGCTGAGACATGGCCTGCGCCAGGCCATCGACCGAGATATTGTCAGATACCAGAATGCCGTACTTCTGGCCGCTCAGCGCCGGGGAAGCAGCTGGCGTAACCGTCATTGACGTGGCGCTGTTCACGGATGAAATCTGAAACATCTGGACCGGGTTAGACATGACGATAATCGTCTGGCCAGCGCGTACCTGGCTGGCCGGTGCCGTCCAGTTTGTGCCAGTGCCGGTTGCGGTATTTCCGTTAATAGCGATAGTGCCAGTATTATAAAGCATAGGTACCTCTTAATTAATTGATCGTTATAAACGATCAATAACTAAATATTGATTCGCGCAAACGATCTGAATAATTAATGTTTATTTGTGAACATGTGCATTCTACTAATTAATGGAATGTAACAATGAAAAAGAACTATTTATCGATGCTTATAGGCGTGACGTTATTGTCAATTTCATCACTGTCTGTAGCTTCAGAAGCGGGACACACATCCAATCCTGGATATGGCGATGGTGGAACAGCACAGAAACGCCAGATTGACGCCTGTGTTAACGCGAATACATCCACTGTCACGTCTTACGATAATGTCTCACACGTTAAGCCATGTACTGGTGGCGTCTCTTACAAAGACAGAGAACTCCCGGCCCAAAAAATTAAAGCACCATTCAAGTAAATTAAATAAAGCCCCATCAGGGGCTTTATTTTTATGACGCGGAAAATGAACCTGAACCACGTGCAATCTGTAACACCGGCGATAGAATCTCTTTCTTCGATGCGTTAGTTCCTCCCGACATATCATTTACGCTTATTGATGCAGTCACTACCTGTTTTGTTATACCGCTTTTCGCAAAAATCACCGGGACTGCTACCGCGTTGGTTGTAGATCGGGTTGAACAGGTTACCCACTGATATTCCTTTGTGGTTCCGTCGATAGTGACAGTAATTCTTGCTGTAACATCATCAACCGTAGAGCCATAAATCATCACTACAGCCGAGAAAATTATTGTCTTTGGCTTGCCGCTTCCGGATGAATCTGTGTAGGTCATATTGGTTGTTACACCTCCTGACCCCATTTTAGATTTCTCCAGACCAACACCTGCGTTAACCACATCACCGACAAAATTCTCGGCCTCCACTGTACCCTTGAATGAGCCACTGGTTGCAGTAACTTTCCCGGTAAACTCCCCGTTAGTGGCGTAAACTGTTCCACGCACGGTGACGTTATTGAACACGGCATAACCGGATTTGTTGATGTGCCAGCCAACGTTTCCTGTGCCGTCCCAGGTTGTCGACTGGATGTAGCTACCGATTTTTGTATTGTCGATAGTCCCTTCACCAATCACAGTATTCCGGATAAAGGTTTGCCCGTTCTGAATAACGAACGGAAGCGTGACCTGCGCTCCGGCCTGGTGCGTTACTGCGAAGCGGTCTGCCAGGAAAATAACCTGCGACTGCATTCCGGATGGCGTATTCTCAACACCCATTCCCATCCCAGCCGCGTAATACTGACCGTTGCTGGATAACCCGACCTTGATGCTGTATATCGCCTTCAGGTCGCCATTCACGTTGGCAATTGCCTCGGCATTAGTGGTAATAGCAGAAGTGTGACCATTAACGGTCGCCGTGATGCTGTTTACCTGCGTGGCCATAGCCTGCTGGTAGTCCGAAAACGTCTGGTTCAGGCTATTGATTGACGCTTTGTTGCCGTTCACGTCCGTCTGAATACTCAGCAGAGAGCGTGCCGTTGCCTCCTTCTCGTTAACGATCACCTCATCAATGCGGTCCAGCTGCGCGCTGTTACCGGCAACCGAAGCAGACAGAGTTTTACGCGTGGCTACCTGAGCCAGGTTTCCCTGGATAATAGCGATTGCCGAGTTCTTCACCCCGCCCGTCATGCCGTCCATGGACACACTGATGTTATCGATGCGCTGGCCCAGCGCGGTATCAGCCGTCGCCACGGTCTGCTTAAGCTCCGAGAGAGAAGACGATACATCTCCGACCGTGCTGGAAAGATCATTAACGCTGGTCTGAACCTTCCCGACGTCCTGGGCGTTTTTGGCGATATCCTTCGCATGCTGCTCAAGTTCATCATTGGCCTGTTTGATGTCGTCAGCCATGCCAGCAATTTTTTCATTGCTGTCCACCGCGTTCTCGATCAGGTCTTGGAACGTTTCCGACTCTTTCATATCCGCCAGAATGTCATTCGTTATTTCGCTGACATCTATCGAGGACGTGCCCATGATCCAGTCGGTCCAGTCCCCGGCGTTACCGATACGGTCAATCAGGCGCGCGCGGTACCACTGGCGAACGCCGGCAGGCATGGGGCCATGCTGATAATCTGCAGCCGGGTACGGCACCAGGACCAGCAGTTCAGGATTGGCGTAGTCGGCAGTTGTGGCGCGCTGTATCTCTGTATAGGCCGTGTCGCCTGAGCCATCCGGAAATTTCCAGGTCAGGTCGATATGCCAGACCACATCTTCGGTCGCCAGGAAGTTGAGCGGAGTACCCGGTTTTCCCGTTTTACCGGAGAGATAAGTTGTTTCACCGTATCCCCATGGTGACGACGTATCCTGCGCATTCAGCGCCCGGACGCGCACGTCATAGCTGCCGGAATAAATGCCCTGAACCGAGAAACCCTGCGCGCTGGTAACCGGAACGTTTATCCAGTCCCCGTTGTCCTTACGCCACTGGGCAACATACCTGATTGCGCCCTCTACCTTATCCCATGACACATCCAGGCTTGCTACAGTCAGCCCCTGAGACACATGATCGCTCTCAGTCACCACGATATTCTTCGGAGCAGACAGGACGCTTATCGGCGTGACGGTGATCGGGGGCGACTCGACCCGTACGCCGTCATCGATGTAACGATATTTGTTTGGATCATGCTGAACGGCCGTAATAGTGAAACCGCCTGTGCTGTCGTCGTTAGCCACGATTGAGGTGACCCTGAAGTACTGTATTGCGAGGTTATCACTGTCTATTGCCCAGACAGCGCCCGTCACAGGAATCTGACTGAATGCCGTAGCCACCGTCACCGTTTTTTTATCGGCGCTCACCGCGCTGATTGTCCGCGTCTGGGCTTTTCCGTCGGGAAGGTTAACCACCAGCCGGTCTTTCGCCGCGTAGTCTATTTCTCGATCAAGGGTAATCTGGCGGCCGTTGATCGCGCTTATGCGGCCCCCGTTCTCCTTACCGGAACGGAAAGGATCGGCGACACCGATAATTTCAGCGGGCAAAGGGATATAACCATCCAGCCCCACGCCAAACGATACGGTCCCGTCTTTGGCATTGGAGAGCAATACCCAGCGACCGCGTCGGTGCGCTTCACTTTGCGAGGTGCAGCCGATTGCGGTCAGGGACGTCTGCCGGACGTCGTAACGTTCTACAAGCGCCGAATCATAGACCCCCTCAACGGTATCGCTGTAATGGTTCTGCGGATCGGACCAGGACACCAGGCAGGAGCTGTAGCGATTTTTGTATGAGCCACCCGCATAAGTAAACAGCCCATCGATAACGTTTGAGACGTTATAAACCCAGTCAACATCGTCCTGCGGGACGTCTGCCTGGACATAAATCTGATCGTTGCCCCAGAACGTTATTCCACGAAATACCGCGGCGAGATCGTTAAGTACCTGCCAGGCGTCCTCCTGGCTCTGAATGAAAACGTTGCAGGTGAAACGCGGTTCGGTGCCACCGGCCCCGTCGGAAACCATTTCGTCACAGTACTGGGCGATTGAATACAGCGCCCACTTATCCACCATGGACGCATCCACGCGCGTGCCCATGCCGTAAATTTCATCCAGAACCAGATCGTAAAATATCCAGGCGGGGTTATTGGACCAGGCCATTTTGAAACCGCCGGACCATGAGCCAGAATAGGTTCGGGTTATCGGATCGTAATTATCCGGAACCTTAATCAGCTTGCCTTTTATCTTACAGGTCACTTTCGGCGCGCTGCCGTTGAACTGGCTGCTGTCCACTTCGACATACAGGAGCGCGGTTAAAGGATAACGAAGCTTGCTGTCGATGACTTCCGCATACGAAAACACCTTGAAGGAGTTAACCAGTTTCGAATTTGATCCGCTGGCATCAGCCGTAATACGCCTGACCCTGACAGACCAGCCGGACGTGGATTTTGGCAGATCGATACGGTGGTCACGCTGATATTCCGTCGTGGTCTTTCCGTCAAACTTGCCGTTTACAACCGTTTTCCAGGCGCCGCCATCCGTTGATAAATCGATCGCATACTCGGTGACCGTGCCCACCATATCGCCGTTATTTTTATAGAGATACTGGACCGGAAGGCTGAGCTTGATGCGGATTGCATCCAGGGAAAGATTGGTAAACTGGCGTGTCCATGGCGCGGTGGTGGTGACAGTTGTGCCAACCGCCAGCTCGTTATCGACCTGGGGCATCCCGGCAATATAGGTTTGGTCCTGTGTGCCCTTCCGGAACTCCCATTTCACGCCGCTGAAGTTGTATTCCCCACTGTCGTTTGCCAGCGGCGTATCGTTGAGAAAAATATTCTGAGCGGTCAGGTCGCCCTGTATTTCCCCCTCAGAAACAGCAATGAGCATTTTTAATTTTGCGACCGACAGCAGATCGTCAGGCTGCTCAACCGGAGTATGTGAACTGCCACCTCCCCCTTTGGCACCCTGCAGGATGGTTTCTTGTTTAAGAAGCTGCATTTTTTCACCCATAAAAAAAGGTGCCGAAGCACCTTTAAGTTAGTGGCCGCTGGCCTACTGCTGATCGCTCGAGTACATACCGGCGCTGACTATCGCTCCCCCTGCCTCGATAAGACCGTAGGCCAGGGGGACAGGATGCCCCATAGCGACGGTATTAACCGGCGCCCCGAAGGCGTAGTTAGGCGTGTTGTCCGTGCTGGAGGATTTACCCGCGCCGAAGGATGGCTGGGGCGTGAGCATCTGGACAACGCCGCCCAGCATCATTGACACCCCGACCCCGGTCAAAATTGACGTGGCGCTGATGGCTGTTGCACTCATCGCCGCCCCCCAGGCTGCCATACTCGCACCGGCGGTAAAGAATGCAGCGACCAGCGCAACGGCACCGACAACTATCTGCAGGACGCCCGAACTTTTGGCCCCCTCATAAACGGCCACGATCCGATACACGCTTCCACCGCGGGTCATATCAAACTCTTCCAGCCCGATATTGTTGTCACCGTTAAAAAAGGCGAAACGGATCCCCTTCATATGAGCTTCCGACATATATTTTTTGAATCCGGGAACCTGTGAACACATGGCCCTGAGCATTTCGCGCAGATCGGCAACATCAAACTGAACGCGTTTACCGAATTTTTTAGCCATTTTCCCTTCGAGAATAAGCGTCTTAACCATGCATTCTGTCCTTATGCCTGACCACCCGGACCGTTCTGTCGCGATAATATTTTCCATAAGGCGTTCGCGAAGAAAGGTGCCCGAAAAGATGATGGAGAATGATGTTGTCACCCACATATACCGCGGCGTGATTAGTCACCGATGCCTGCACGCTCATCATGATGATGTCCCCGGGCTGCATTGCACCGGCGGCAATCTCAGCAAATCCCTCATGCTCCCAGTTGTCGTCGTAGAGCCGTTCCTTGCCGCTCTCCCACCATTCGTAAGGTACTGAATAGTCCCCGAGAACAATACCATATTCACGCTGATAATATTCCCGTATCAGCGACCAGCAGTCCGCGTAACCCAGCAACCATTGCCGCCCGGCATAATCCCGGTCTTCACGCGGGGAAATCGTACAAAAGTCCCCGTCCGGCCAGGACATGATCCCCCACTCAATACCCGACCAGTCACACTGGATGCGGTCCAGCTCGGAGGGCACCAGCCGGACCACATCCGGATGGGAGTGAATGACCATAATGATTTCACCGAGCGCGCGGGCAGCAAGCTGGTCTTCCGGAGAGAGCGTGAATGTTTCCTCCGGTTTATCCGCGATGTTGCGACAGGGAATAAAGATTTGCTGCTGCCCTGACTGAACAATCAGGCCACAGGCTTCTTTGGGGTATTCACCAGCGACGTGCTGACGGATAGCATCCAGCAATTTTTCTCGCATTATCATTTCCCCTGCAGGTTGGCGGCCGGAAAGCCCCCGAATGGCAGCGGCGCGTCCGGACCGTGACGATCCTGACAGTCCTGACGGCGGCCGCCACAAACGTCTTTTGACGGGTCATCGGTCGGCATACCGTCTTTGGTAAAGTATTTCGTACCGTTGTAATCGCATCCGGTCCCGCTGCGGTACCAGCCCCGCATACACCAGGTGCAGACAGGCGTAATCTGCCGTGTCGGCAGCTGCAGGCTCTGAATATCGAAAGGAGAACACAGCTCGAAATCAACCTGTACCCGCGTCTCTGCGGTTTTAGCATTGACGTAAAAGAGCTGTACGCGCTCATCGGCAGGGCTGGCACCCGGATTACCGTTTTTCCAGTTGGCGGCGTCGAGATACTTCGAAAGCGTGGTATGGATTTTGACCTTAGCCCTGACCATATCGTCATATTCAAGACACAGCGCCGTGACATAGTTCCCGACGTTCCCGACTGAGAGCGTGGGCGTCGGCTGGGACCCGGTACTTGATAACTCCATACCCTTCAGTTCATAAGGATGAGGATCGTACTGGTTGCCCTGCCAGATTATGGCGGGCAGGTTCTCAGCGGCGAAGGCTGCCCACCCCTCCTCCTGGATATTGTGCGCATGAAACCGCAGCACCTGATCCATACCGAATTCGGTGCCGTCGATCTCAATCAGCTGAATAACGCTGCCGGGCTCAAGCTGTTGTATATCTCCGGTAAAACTCATATTACCCCCATAAAAAAAGCCGCCCGGAGGCAGCTTTCAGTGTTTGTCGAGAAAATCAGGGCGCAAACGCCTGTTCAAAAGTGAAGGCCACCGTGGCTTTTTTCCCGGTAGGGAATGAAACGCTGAACGAATCGGCCTTCATTCTGAACAGCTTTTTTTCACCCCATGGCGTGGTCCACCAGAACGATTTAGTAACGTGAGACATCAGAAAAGCGCGCAGCGCAGCCGCCTCCTGTCTGGTGCCCGTCCAGTCCAGGTTCCACGTTTCCTGTTTGTCGTTGATCCCCATCCCCGCTATCTGTTTGTAGCCATCGCCGAACTGGGCCTGCAGCGTTCGAGCCGTTTCAGTGCCCTGCGCGGTTTTTCGCGTGCGCCAGGTAAATGTGTCTGTCACGGTGTCCTCCTCGAATAAAGCACGCCGCCTGCGGACATTTCTTTTTTCAGTCGCTCGGTGATTGTCTGCTGAACAATCGCCTGCAGCTGTTTCGCCGTCCCCGTGGCGTTCGCCTGATTTATGCTCCCGTCACTCCCCTGCTGGCTGATGTTCACAGGGGCATAAACACTGATCCCGCCCATGCCAGCCCCGGCTGCGCTCCCGCCGCCGACCAGACCACCCGAGGCATACCCGCGCATCAGGCGATATAGATTCGCCACGCCGATGCGACTGGTTGACTCTTTGGTGAAGACGAATTCCCCGCGGTGAACGATACCGGCTGGCTCGTACTTGCCGCCGTGCCCGGTAAAACCGCCCACGTCAAAACCCTGTGGCCGGTATGAAGGGACCGCGAATGACTGACCTGCAGAGGAGGCTTTCGCCCCGCCGCTCACCCAGCCCATTGCGCTCTGGATGGTGTAAGCCACCAGCAGCTGGTTGATAACAGACACAATCATTTTGAGGATTGAGCTGGTGAAGTCCCGGAAGCTCGCCTTCCCGGTTGTCGTCAGGCTGGTAAGCTGGCCCGCCAGCCCGCTGAACGTTGCCTGCGAAATCTGCTGAACTGAGCTGAAAACGTTTGTCGCTGAATCCTGATATTCGGCCCAGCCCTGTTTCGCACCGGCCAGCCAGTTAGCGCGCAGGGCATCTTCAGCCTCGAACGTCGCCCTTTGCTCTTCCAGAACCTTTTGCTGCGCCTGAGGGTTATATGAATAGCTCTCGCTGAGACGTTGCATGGTGGTTTGTCGCCCGGCCTCGCGGGTAGATAGCCCCTCAGACTGAGCCTGTAAACCCGCCCTGGCGGCTTTTTGCTGCTGCTCAAACTTCACGGCCTGGTCGGTCAGCTGGTTGAGCTTTTGCTGCCTGGCAACCTTATCGCCCAGGTCGGCCAGCTGCCGCTTGTACTCGAGCGTTTCTTCCTTGTGCGCAAGCAGGGATTTTTCCTGCGCCGTAAGCTGACGACGACCAGCCGCCTCCTGCAGAACGGCGAACTGATTTTCAGTCTGCCAGAGATCCTGCCGCTGTTTGCTTATGACGTCGTTTACGCTGGTATGCTGCTCGAGTGTTTTAAGCTGGGCCTGAAGGGTGAGAAGTTCAGCCTGCGCTTTTTCTTCAGCTTTGTCCCCGGCTGGCGTTGAATAGCTTTTGCCTTTCGGCGTTTTGGGATCCTTCCACTGCTTTTCAATCCCGGCGCGTGCTGCCGCTATGTCCTTTTCAGTCCACAACGTGGCGATGCCGTCTTTCGCATCCTGGCGGTTTTTAGCAATAAGCTGATTGAGTTTTTTCTCCGCAAGGGCACGTTTTTCTGCCGCCGTCGCCCCGGATTCAACCATCTGATTAAATTGCTGCTGGGTCCGGACGGCCTGTGTCTGCTGTTCCGTCCGCATTTTTTCCCTGGCAGCTGCCAGCCCTTCCTGGGCATATTGCTTATCGGCAAGATCGTAAGCCTGCTTCTTAAGCTCTACCTGCTGGCGCGCGTTTCTCAGCCTTTCCGCATCTGCCTTTTGCAGAACGTTGTTACCGGCATAGTCCGGATCAACCTTGAGATTGCCGGACAGAGCACGGTACTCTTTCTCTGCTGCCTGCCATTCAGCAAAAGAGTCCTGGCGCTTCATCGCGGAGTCAGGATTACGCCCTATGCCAAGCATCGCATCCCATGCGCCGGAGGCGGCATTCTTCACCCAGTTCCAGGCTTTTTCGAGGGAGCCAAGATTATCCTCGACCGCCCCGGCGCGCTGAATGACCGCGTCGGAATATGCCCGCATGGCCAGCTCGGCAGCTTTCTGTGAATCCCCCAGCGCCTGAGCAGAAGCTATCTGTTCATACTGGGTGGCCGTCAGAAAGTGAAGGGAATCGTTGAGCGTAGCGACTGCGTTAACCGGATCATCCTTCAGGCGTTTAAATTGATTTATGGTTTCGTCAACGGCCTGCCCGGTAGCCTGCTGCAGCCTGGCGGCAACATTGCTGACCATGCTGAGGTCATTCCCGCTGAACGCGCCGCTTCCAACGACCTGTGCCAGCATGCCTGCAGCGGCATGCTGCGTGATGCCATTACCGGCCAGCGAGCGCGCCAGCGCCTGAAGCTGCCCTGACGTTTTCCCCGCGTAGTTCCCGGTCAGGATCAGCTGCCTGTTAAATTCCTCAGACTCTTTGCTGCCGTCATACCAGGCCTTACCCAGCCCGAATACCGCCGCGGCAATCCCACCAACCAAGCCGGCGATCCCCAGGCCGCGCAGCGACAGCAGCTGGTCTATCCATCCTGCCCGGTTCGCCAGCGTGATCCCGGAGCCGCGCAGTGCACCTAAGTTACCGCGCATGACCTCGCCGATAAGTACCCCCAGCTCCTGCCGGGCAGCAGCACTTTGCAGCCCCAGACCGTGCGTGGCCACTTTGGCAGATTCAAGTTTACGGATATAGACCTCAGCCGCATCGCTGGCACCGACCTGCGCCGCCTTCATGCGCAGCAGCTCGGTACCGGAGAGCTTTTGCTCTGCAACCTGTTGCTTCAGCTGGCTGAGGAATCGCGTGCGCGCTGCGGCCGATTTTTCCTCCACGATCTGCAGTTCTTTTTGCCGGGCCGTGGTGCGGGAAATAAGGGCGAGATAATCCTGCTGGGTGATATTGCCCTGTGCCCTCGCTGCGCGAAAGCGCGCCTGCACGTTCGCAAGCGACTGTGTCTCACCATTGAGCTGGCGAACGCCGTCAATCTGGCGGAAAAATGATGCCGCCAGTTCATCCTGTCGACGGGCAAGCGCTGCGGCCTGCCCGTCATTCTCACGCATGCGCAGATTAAGCTCGGTCACGCGGCGGTGAGTTTCATCAACGGACTTTGAAACGTTCTGCCATTCTTTGGTCAGCCCTTCCGTTGCGGCCGACTGGCGGGATTTCATATCTGCGGCAGCCGCCGCGCCAGCGTCGCCCACAGTTTTAAACGCAGCCGCCTGCCGCTCGGAAGCGCGCTGCATTCGCGTCTGGACTTTTTCAGAGTCCTCTGCCATCCCGGTGAGCTGGCCCTTGATGCGGGCAACCTGCTCACTAAACGTGGCGCTGTCGACGTCAAGGTTGATGACCAGATCGCTAATCTGCTGGGCCATATCGGATACCTCCTGTTATCCCCTCAGCTGCGGTCATCAGCGTCTCGTCGTTCGGCTCATCATCGCTGACAACGACACCCGAAGGAGAAAGCAGGCTGAAATGTGCGGGGGTAAGTTCCGGGTCGCGGAAGAAAAGAGTGGAGATGGAATAAAGCAGCTCTGAGAAATGCGCATCGAGCTGCGCGTCCTGAAAATAATGCTCCCGGTAGAACTGGTGCCAGTCGCCCAGCTCACTGGAAGTCATTCCAGCCAGCATGGCGCGCCAGTCGGGTCGCCCGAACTCGCGCGCCAGATTCAGGACAAACTTCAGCTCGCTGGCAAGGGCTTTTCCGCCGTAACGGGTTCAGCGCTTTCGGCCTCCGCTAAGGCATCCGGATCGGCAACGTTGTCATCCTCAACCGGAACGAGCATGCCGGAGAGCAGCTTTATTTCCATTTCTGCTTTACCGATCGCCTCCGGCGGCCAGCCGCTAAGCACCTGCTGATAAAGCGTCTCCACATCCGAGCCAGCCGGATCGTTATGCCACAAAGACATCGCGATCAAACGCGCACCGCAGCGAATATTTGAGCCTATCAGCCTGGCGGTCATTTCCTGATCGCTGATGCCGTCGCTGTCAGCGCTGACGGCCTTTTCCTCTGCGGCCATAAACGTGATGTACTCAATACGCTGCAGCGCCGACAGCTCGAAGATGGTCAGGGATTCTGTTTGCCAGTTGAACTTCTCTTTTTTCAGAAACATGCGTCCTTCCTTACGCTGCAGTTACGGTGACTTTGCAGACCGCAACGAAATTACCGTCGCTGGTCATTACAATAATGTCAGCGGTGCCTGCCGCCACGCCGGTGACGGTGATCACGTTGCCGCTAACCGTGACCGTTGCTTTTGCCCCGTCGGAGGTCGCCACGCGGAACGAGGTATCAGAGGCGCTGGCAGGATTAACCGTCACATTGAGCGTTGTGGTTGCACCGACGGTCACGCTTGCCGTGGCTTTATCGAGCGTAACGCCGGTGACTGGGATATTCGGGCTCCCGCTTTCTTCAGCCAGCTCCGGCTTGCCGGTGTTGGTGATTTTCGCTGTGCGGGTAATAACCTCTTTTGCCGGAATGGCTTTACCCAGGCTGCTGCACCAGCCGCGGAAAACGTCGACGGTACCGTTCGGGTATTTGATTTTGTAATAGCGTACTGAGCCATCAATAAACCATGCGACCAGGTCTTTTTGCCCTTCTTCACCCGGCTTCCAGGCGAGGGTGAAAGAGGTGTCGCCAGCAGATTTTGCCCCCTGAGCGGTCGCGTTCCAGTCGGCGTCCTCGTCGTCGAGGTAGGTGTCGTCATACGATTCGGCGGTCATTTCGCCCGGCGTCAGCTCTTTAATTTTTGCCAGGCGGTTCCAGTCGATATCCGAGAGTGGGTTAGCGAAAGCGTTGCCCGTTCCGGTGTAAAGCCAGAGGGTGGTACCGGCACCTTTCACGGGGGCCAGCGGGTTTGGAGTAGGCATAAGTACCTCTTAAATTGAATAGGTGATTAAGTACGTGAAATCGACTGAACCCCAGGTGGCCATTTCATCATCCCGCTGATAGTCATAACCCTGCGGGGTGAACGTCTCGACCAGTTCGGTCAGACCCGGGATGAAGGCCATTGCCGGATACACTTTCTCTTCCATCCAGGAATCAAGCGCGCTGTCGGGGCTGGAGGCTTTAAGAAATACCTCGATGTGAACAACCGCCTGCCACGAATCTTCGTCAAGCGAATCGCCGGTGTACTCCGCGTCAGAAAGGTATACAGCCACGGCAGGGAGATCCTGCTCTTCAAGAAAAACAGGGCGCCCGTCAAACCAGGTGACGGTGTCGGTGATATCGGCTTTCAGTTTTGCCAGAATGGCTGCACGAATTGCGCTGTGTCTGTTCATCGCTTCAGGTGGATCCTCAGTTGGTTTTTCAGGGCTGCGGACAGTTCTTTGGGCATATCGCTTTCAATAAGGCGCTTTGAAATAGCGGTGAATGCCACGGTGAGCGGTGTCTCCAGAGGAACTTTGACCACATCAATCGGATAACGGGCCTGACCTACGCGCCGCATGACCTGCCAGCGCCCGTTGGCAAGCTGTTGAATAAAAGCGTTACGAAAGGTATAGGGGCCGATTTTGAGGACGCTGCCCGCTCCGTTTCTGACCCCTTTTTTACGCGAGAGCCGGACGCGCGCCGTGCCGAGCTTTATCGCAGGAAGATTACCGCGGTTGATTTTTATCGACGCGACCGGGCGATCGTGACTGGCCTTGCGCAGACGGGAACGCTGGCGGACCAGACGAACCGGAAGCCCCTTTTTCCGGTTATCATCAACTGTTGCTTCTTTCGCTACAGCTTTGCTCCCCTGGCTTATCGTTCTGCTGGCCACCCGGTTAAGTGCTTTTGCGGTTGCCTCAGGAACGATTAACCGGCTGAGGCTGTTCAGGTTCTGAATAGCCCTTTCCAGTCCTTTCACGGACATAGCGCCTCCTCATTCGAGATGGATGCGGGGTTTTCCGTTGAACATGTCATAGCGGGTAACGGTCAGGTTCTTACCGTCGTAGTCGACACTGTCGTTTCGGCGTGGCTGGTAAAGCTCAGAGAAAACCACCAGCGAAGTACCTGTTCCCGACAATGGCCCCATTTCCTCCAGCTGCTCGGCGGGAACAACGTCATAGCTGCTGCCATTGATGATCGCTGTCTTTCCCATCTTTTTTATGGTGGCCGCGTCCATGCGCGCCGCCATCCGGTCAAAGGGGTTAGACATTGATCTTAACTTCAACAACGGTGGTGCTTGCCCCTGCCTCTTCCCAGGCGATACCTGCGGCAACGGCATCCGTTTCTTCGATCGTGATTTTGCCGTCCTTCAGATACACCTGTGCCCCGGCAGTAACTGCATCAGCGGGGACTTTTGGCAGGAGGAATACCCCTTCAGTAATGCCGTCCCCGGTATCGCCGACAGGAATATCCGTAATCGCCACAGCGATAAGTTTGCCAACCACAACCGGATCGCCGCTCTGAATGTCGGTTGTACCACTGTTTACCAGAGGGATCGTTTTCCCGTCCTGCGCATAGTTCTTAGCCATAAATTTCTCCATTCAGCCCCTTGCGGGGCTGGTTTCAGGTATAAAAAAAGCCCTTACGGGCATCTGTTTGTCAGGACTGTTTTTTACTGACCAGTGGATTTGGTCATGCCGCGATAGTCCAGCGGTGCCACACCGGCATCGATACGTACTTTCGTGGCGATACCATCAGTGGTGAAGCCTTCCTGCTGATCGATGTAAGGGGTATCGACGCCGTTGAGATACGCAACCTCGATGGTATCGGTGCCCTTCGCGGCAGCCAGATACCAGGCTTTCGCATCAGCCTCATCCAGACGTGGTTCTGCAATGACTTCTGCAAAGTTCTGGATAGGGTTAACGATCCCGGCATTGATATCTGCACCTTTAACACTGGCCGACTTGATGGTCTGATTTGCCAGAGTTTCCAGGGCGACGGGCACCAGCATGTAGGCCGGACGGATATTCAGGGTTCGCTCCCCCTCCTTCTGCAGACGCATCAGCTTGCGCGACTCGTCCAGGCTGGCCACAGAAATTGCGCCCGCGCTCAGGTTCTTGTGATCGGCATGGAACAGCGCCTTTCCGTCTGAGAGTTTCGGGTTTTTAGTCAAAATGGCATAAACCAGATCGCCAATCGTTGCTTTCGCCGCGCGCCCCATCTTCATCGGTACGTCGGTAAGCTGGTTCAGATCGTCGTTGATGATCGCCTGGCGGGTTACTGAGAAGATTTCACCATACGTGGCAAGCGCGATGGTTTCGCCTTTATCACTGGTAGTGATGTACTTGTACTCAGCCCCTTCGCGAACTTTTCGCAGAGAAGGGAAACCACCCATACCGACACGATGCGCCGTTTTGAAGTCCGACAGCTGGCCTTTTTTGGTCCACTGCTCGAAGGTTTCCTGCGCCTCGTCCCAGCCCTGAATCAGCGCTTTGTTCGCAACATCAAGCAGAATGTTGCCAAAGTCAGAGGTGCTGTGGGTCAGCGCCAGGCCAACCATCTGCATCGGGTTGTAGCTGGCCACGCCGATACCTTTTTCAGTCAGGGCCATACGCGCATACTCGCGCAGCGTCATACCGTTATAAACGTTATCCCGCTCCTGACCTTCGAACCCCGCACGCGCCATCAGTGCCTGGCGAATACCATCCGCGACGAAGTTACCATTGCCCGCATGAATATGCGGCTGGGTGGTTTTATTGGACGGCGTGGCCGTTTTACCGAGTTCTGCCAGCAGCAAATCTTTCGCCTTATCGACGGAACAATCAGGGTCGGCTACACACTGGTTCTGCAGTTCCATGTGCTTATTGCCGAACATGGCAAAGAGATCGCCGATAGCGTTAACACGGGCTTTCTGCTCAGCCAACACCTGCGCGCGGATCGCATTTTCATCCGGTGCCGGGTCTGTTTTTGCCTGCGGTGCCTGAGGCTGGGTAATAACCGGGTCACGCTGGGTAGTGTTGCGCGGCGGGGTGATCATGTTGCGAATGCTTTTTGGCATTTTTTCAAATTCCTCAATACGTTTTGAATGAATACAGGCCATAGCCTGAAGGGATGGTGTCACCTGGTCGGCAAAACCCAGTTCAAGGCACTCGCTGCCGTTCATCCAGGTTTCGTCCTCCAGCATTGCCGCAATTTCTTCGGTGGATTTTCCGGTTTTCTGCGCATAAGCCGGGATAAGAACGGATTCAACCTTGTCGAGAAGATCCGCATAGTCGCGCATATCGCTCGCGTCACCACCAGCAAACCCCCAGGGCTTATGGATCATCATCATCGTGTTTTCAGGCATGATGACCGGATTGCCTACCATCGCAATCACCGAGGCCATGGAGGCCGCGAGACCGTCGATATGCACGGTAATCGCCGCGCCGTGGTGCTTCAGCGCGTTATAAATAGCAATACCGTCGAAGACATCACCACCGGGCGAGTTGATATAAAGGTTGATGTGGGTGACGTCCCCAAGTGCCCGGAGATCATTGACGAACTGTTTCGCCGTTACGCCCCAGTACCCGATTTCGTCATAGATAAAAATGTCGGCCTCGCTGTTATTGCTGGCCTGCATGCGGAACCACGAATTACTTTTTGCGCTGGCTTTCGGACGGTGGCGCGCCCGGTTCTTTGGCTTCGGCACTGGTGCCTCCTTTATCATTGGCGGGGTCGGTGTCAAACACCAGGCCCTGTTCACGGTTCTCGTCAACCTCCGCTTTACGGCGTGACTTAACATCATCCGGGTTGCGCCCGCTGGCACGTATCCAGTCGGATTCAGTAGCAGCACCGCCGCGGATCTGCGTTTTCCAGGCATTCGCTTCTTTAACGGGGTCAATCCACGGCATAACGGGCCCCGAATAAACCGCGTTATACAGCGAGTCCATATCGATGCCTCTCGGCAGCTTGATTTCTCCGGCAGCAATAGCCATCTTCAGCCAGGCTCGGTACATGGGCCGGGTCACTGAACCGATGAACCAGTCCTGCAGAATCAGATATCCGTCGGTTGACTCCACAAGCTCCTGCCGCTGGGCACTGTACGTTCCGTTGTAGTTTCTGGATGTGCTGGAAAAGCTGAGGCGACTGCCGGCGGACACGGCACGCAGCTGTCCGTTACGAAACGACTCGAGGTTAGGGTTCGGGCGATCGGATTTAATCATCCCGATTTCTTCCCCGGCCTGCAGCTCGTCATAGAGCATACCGGGCTGAATCATCAGCTCCCGATCATCGCTGCCGGAATCAGAATCGAAGCTCTGTCCGTCGCCTTTTTTGATATACATGCCGAGTGCCGCAGCAATTCTGGCAGCAGTAAGCTCCGAGTCCTCATACTCTTTCAGCGCGCTCAGACGCATCAGAACACCAGACAAAAGAGACGTTCCGCGGGTCTGGTGCAGGCGTCGGGTGAATTTGAGATGAAGCATGTTTTCTGCATCTATCTCTTTGGTATCGAACTGACGCCCGGATACTGGCAGGCTTTTATACACCTGATATTTTTTCGGGCGCCCCCAGTTATCGACAAAAACGCCCTGATTGAGCTGGGTGGCGGCATCGCTGTTCATCGGCACGAAGTCCGGCTCCAGCGCTTCCAGCCAGAACGGCACGCCCGCAACCGGCTGAAGACCATTTCCGGTACCGCGAACCAGCTGAGCAAATACCTCACCGTCCCGGAGCCACGTTCGTAGCATCAGCCGCTCCAGCATGGGGCGGGTAAACTGGGTTGTGACATCGGGTTTTACGGACCATTCGCCCCACTTTCTGCGGATATCAGTGGCCAGCTTTTTAGCGATCTTGCCGTTATTCAGCATCGGATGCGGTTCAACTATGATGCCCTTCGCACCCACCACCCTTTCTTCCAGCTTGTCGAAAACGCCGATCACCAGATCGTGGTTGTTGTCCAGCCAGCGCGCCTGCTGCCTTAGTGAAACCGCCCCCATCTGGCTGAGCTGATCGGCTGAGCGACTTTCCTTCTGGGCTTTGTGGGTACGCGTTTGCTTTACCGCCTCATACGCCTTAATAACCGCACGGGCACGCAGGCGTGAGGCTTTCCAGCCTGGTGAAAACAGGCCAATCGCATCATCTAAAAAACTCATCCAAACCTCGCCAGCCTGTAGCCGGGTCGCCCTCGGCGTTTGTTATTGAGCGTAGCCAGTCGTCGCTCCCATTCCTGACGGCCTTTTCTGATTTCCGACAGGTTTTCGAGCGTCATCTGCTGCCCGTTGAAAGTGATTGATTTCCCCTCCAGAACAGACAGCTCGGCTGCAGCGTAGCGGTCGATCATGTTTTGAATATCTGCTGGATTCACACCCAACCTCCTGACGAAGACCACGGATTAGCCTGCTCGGTTACGGGCTTCTCACGTTTTGGTTTTGATTTAGATTTCGGCGCAGGCGACGGGGATGGCATTTCGCCAGCTTCCGTCTGCGTGTCCTCGATCCACGTTTCCCGCCGTGCCCACTCAGGAGCTGACGGCCATTTGATTTTTTCGTAACCACTAAGGATGGCGAGCGCGTCGGCATAAACGAGCAGGTCAAATGCTTCGTTTGCGCCCCGGCCTGGCTTACTCCATTTCCCTTCATTCGAGCGTTCCTCATACGTCAGTTCGTCATAGAACCAGCTGCCCAGCCAGGCGGGGAAATGCACATAGCCAGGGCCGGGTGAATCACGCCACAGCGCATTATTTACCCGGTCTTTAAGGGCATCGGTCTGGAGAAGATAAAGAGGCACATCCCCCGTCGCCTGTGCGCGGCGCGTTGATCTGCCCGTGTTGTCGGGAAACGTTCGCTGGATAAGTTTGCTGCGCCTGACGCTGTCCCCCTTGAAGAGATAGATACGCTTACCCAGCCCCTCACGGCGACATCTGCGCCAGAACTTGTAGGCATTATCCGTCACGCCATCTTCACCCCCGGAGTCCACGGCCATCGACATCAGCATCATTCCCTTTGACGGGTCAGCTGCGAGTGGCCACGTTTTATCAAAGACATCGGTGAGTAAAAGATCCCAGTCCTCCGGGTAGCTCGCCGGATCCACCTGTAAGCTTTCCCCGTTTCCGTCGCAGCGCAGCGAATGCCGGATGTTGTAACGGTCAACTATCCAGCGCTCCCCCATACTTCCATAACCCGTAATCTGCACAACAAAACGCCGGTTGCGCCCGGCCTGCACGTCCACGGTCGCGGTGAGAAACTGAACGCCGTCCGGTACCGAACGTTTTGGGACTTCTTCGGCACGCTGCTCGAGCAATTCACTTTTACGCTGCTCCATGCTGGCCCGCGGCAAATAGGGCCTGCCGAAATCGGTGTTAATCACCGTCTTCAGGGTTTCTTCGCTGCGCGTGGATTCGTATTCCTGCTCGGCTGTCAGGAACTTATAAATAAGCTGCGCCCAGGTCTGGTAAGCAGCTGCCGGACCTTCCATCCAGAAGGAGGCAATACGGGAACGACGGCCATCACCGCTAACCTGGCCTTTACTGTCGATGGTTTGCCCGTCCCGGAGCCAGACACATTTCATGTTCAGCGCACGCTTCATGTCAGGCGTGATCCTGCCTTTACAGGCAGGGCACTGAAGAAACGCCGCTTCGCTGGCAAGCACAGGATCGCTGCTTTCGCGGTATCCGGTCATATTGTCCATTTCCGGCTGGAAATATTCGCCGCAATGCGGGCATGGCCAATAAAGACGACGGCGGTCACCACGGTTATAGAGCGATAAAATTCCGGTGGTCGGAGGGGCTTCATGGGGCGTGGAGCGCCGCCATTTTGTGTCTCTGATATCCCTCCCGGGCGAGCTTTCAACCAGCGTCATCCCGGAGGACATGAATGTCGTGGTACGCTTCGATGCCAGTGAAAAAGCATCCCCCTCCCCGTCGATATCTTCAGGAAAGCGGTCATAATCCGTCAGCGCCACACTCTTATAGTCCGAGGACGACATGATATTGACGGATGGCCAGCCCAGCTTCAGATAGTTACCGGCGCGAAATGTTCGGTCGTAGACGTTGTTATCGTTACGTCTTGGGCTCAGCCGGGTTTTAACTTCTGGGCTGCAGCGAAAAGTACGGTCCAGGCGTTTTTTGGAATGCTCGCGCGCTTTTTCCTCAGATACCTGAATCACAAGCATATCTGCCGGATCGCAGACAATGTTATAAACAATCCAGCCGTCAATCAGCCCGATGGTTTTACCCGTTCGTGCCGGGCCCACAAACACCACCGCATCGTATTCACGCGATGCCAGGCAGTTCATCGGCTCAATCACATAGGGTGCCAGATCCGGATCCCACGGAACTGAGTTTCCCGCCCCCATTGGCACGCGCATATAAGTACTGACCGCATCGGCCACCGGCATACGACGCGGGGCTCGTAAAATACCGGAAACATCGCGGCGGATGTCTCTGGCGGATGCCCGCTTTGCCATCAGTCCTCCTCAGGCTCTTCCTCCTCTTTTTCAGCGTCCTGCACCCTCTCCGCCATCTGGTCGCGCAGATCATCGATAACGCTTTGCACACGAACCACCGCAGCAGGCGTTAAGGCACAGTCGCGCTCGAGCACATCCGGGAGGGTTTCAAGTACCATGACGACGGCTTTCGCCATCAATGAGAATTCTCGCGCCACTTCATCTGCGGGTATTAACTGCCCCGTATCCTGTTCGAACTTCAGCCTCTCGTTCTCAGCTTTCCAGTGGGACAGCCTGTCAGAGGGGGGCATATCATCAATGTTGGCCGAAACGGTAGGGATCATCAGTTCGGTCAGAATGTCGGTCACCAGATAGAGCTTTAACTTGCTGTTGCTGCCTGGAGCAGGTTCAACATTTTTCAGTCTCGCGGCAACCGTCTGACGGTGTACGCCGGTTATCCCTGCCAGCTGGTTGATATTGAGTTTTAAAGTGGCAATTTCCTGGTCCATGATGGTGAACACTTTTTGAACGATTCGACATCTAGCGAAAATGGCCTCTAATTAAATCAAAGACCTGCGAACATGATGATGATGACCCTGGATCCGAAAAACTAGCCGTTTCCCGCGAGCGCGCCGCCCCGTGGTAGGTCCCCCCGACGGGAGGACCCATGTGATTGCCAATAAAAAACCGCCCGAAGGCGGTTTATGAAACACTTATGAAACGGCTTTATCCTCAGCCTCAGAAGAGGCTGAGATTAAAACCAGAACCATTAGCGCAGCGTAAGAACGATTGATAGTAAGTGCGCAAATTAGTGTTCTTCTCATAGAGAATAGTTGCAAAATCTTTAGGGGAAATTAACCAGCGAATGCCATGTCCGCCACCAGTGTGGAAGTAACGATCGAAAGGTACTCCCGAATTTAAGCAGTCGCTGTTAAGCGTATCCAAATGAATGTGGTCGCGGCCAACGTAAAGCGCGGTCACGAGTGCAGCCTGATCATCCAAAGAATATTGATCCAAAAAAGCCTGCGCATCGGAGGTGTTTTTAAAAGGAATTAGCGGGTCTGCTAGAGTTATAAGTTGCTGTATGTGAGTCATTTTTCTTCCTTAGTATTAGTACCCTCTCTGTGGGGTACGTTGAACTTATGGGGATGAAAAATAGCAATTCAACCTCTGCCACATAAATTAAAACCCAGTAAACTAGGCCAAAGACACGCAGAATCAATCAAAGAAAGAAATTGCACACAACTTATTGCAGACACTGCTCTTTGATGTAGTCCTGAAGATAGCCAACCTGCTTCGTCACTGTGACAATTCGCTCTCTGAGGGTGAAATAATCCCGTTCAGCGGAGTCAGTAAGTCGGGGGCCGGAAGCATCGACCATGCCGCCGGTGCTGGCCGCTCCGTTAGCGGGACATCTGGCGTTGACGTGCAGCCCACACTTGCCATCGCGAACACAACGCTGCAGATCTTCAAGCTGAGATTTCGCATTAGCTAATTCCTTCGTGTATTTGGCATCCATCGCAGCAACGTCACGCTGGCGGGTCTGCATGTTTTTGATGGTGGCGTTCGCCATGCTGAGATTCATAGAGGCTTTATCGCGCTGATCTTTGTAGGTGATGGCGTTAATGCGGTAATGGTTAATCGCCCAGCCCATAGAGACAGCCAAGCAGATAACGACAGCCCAAATGATTGCTGTTAATCGACTCACTGTTCTATCCCCCAGCATGCCAGAGCGCTTTCCTGGTCCCGTCGCTCAACTTGACCATAGCAGCCGTTCTTCTGGCCTTTGGTCAGGCGGCAATCAAGGCCACCATCTTTAATCCACCAGCGGATAGCTTCACAGGCTCCTTTCCGGTCACCAACATTGATACGCTTGTAGAACGTTGAGGGGAAACATTTACCGGGACCAATATTGTACGGGCAGAAAGAAGCAATACCCGCTTTCTGCGGCTCAGTCAGCGGCACCTTAATATTGCCATCAACCCACGCAAGCGCGTTATCCCGTTCGATGGCGTTTACCTGTTCGCATTTCGCCTGAGTCAGCTTCATGCCCTGCACCACCGGTTTACCATCAACCATCGTTGCGCCGCGGCAAATCGTCCAAATACCGCCGCCATCTTTATATGCAGTGAGCCTGTTCCCTTCTTTCTCATCCAGGAACTGATCGAGAATGACGGATGCTGGCGCACCAGCCAGAACCAGCCCCAGAACAGCCGCACTCAATTTTGCTCTGGATCCCATCACTCACCTTCCTTTTGTAATGCCTCAACGACCACGCTTGCAGCTGCAGGGCGTTCGTGAAGGGGTTTGTCACCGACACCTTTCAGGTAGTCATTGATCATTTTTGTTCTCTTCTCGTCCTCTCTACGAATGCGGTGGGCATCCACACGCCCATTGAGGTAAGAGACAAACGAGATAAGCAGACCAGCGGCGCCAAAGAACATGAACACCATATCTTGAGTGGTAAATCCAATGGCTGACGCCAAAGCAGCTACCCACGCGAAGAACTGCGTGAAGATGTTCCCAGAATCATTCATTTTCACAGTCTCTAACCTAGCGTCATGCCAAAGCTAAAAAAAAAAGCTGCCTTTTGGGCAGCTCGGAACGTTAGCGATATTAGATGCATTTAAGCACGATACTGAATAACAATTTTTAACAGATTACAACCAAATTTGCGGACCGCGTTAGCTTTTTTTGATAAAATTTCTCTTTTAGTATATAGATGGAACGAAGCATGAATATTTCTCTTAACTCTGTAAATCGCTATAAAGGCTTTGAACTAGAGTCACCCATAACGTTTCTTGACTATTTGTGCCTAGTTACAGGGCGAAACGGTGCAGGCAAGACTCGACTTTTAGAAGGGATCGTAAATAATAGTATTCAAGTGATAATTGATGATTCACAAGTATATCAAAATCAAGTAACTTTATTAAACATGGACATTGACAATAGAAACATACTTGTCAACTACAGCAATAACAATTATGCACAAAACCTCTCCCATAGCATCCTTCGGGTAGCATCCACCGTAACCGACACAACCCAACTCCCTGAAACTTGTTCGCTAAATGTAAATCACCACTCGGGAATGTATGACCATGAAGAATTTAAAGTGAAGGAAATAGTCGAGCGGGCTGAAGCATTGTTACAGAAAAAAATTCATGATATTACGGCAGACGAATTAGAGTTATCCATCTTGGCGCATAAGGATATCATTAATGGAAAGGAAAATTTAACCCAAACAAGCCTAAGCCAATTAACCGTGAATTATTTTCAAACAATAGTCAAGAATAAATGGTTAAAATTTCTCAAAAGTGAAGGTCAGGATGTTTTCTTTTTAAAGGAAGATGAACTACATTCCATTATGGGTGAAGAGAATCCAGCATTTGCATTCAATAAAACCCTAGAGACATTATTCAGAGGTAAGTTCTCGATTTCACTACCTATAGAGAAAAATGCACACTTTGACTACAATCCAAAATTAACCCTTAACAAAACAAATGAGCAGATTGACATTAAAGATTTATCATCTGGTGAAAAAATAATTTTTTGGCTTGCTGAAAAAACCTTTGAAATTAAATACTCCAATCCAAAATATTTATTCAACAATAAGTCAATCGTTCTAATAGATGAGCCTGATGCACATTTACACCCTCAGATGACAAACGACCTTTTTAGATGCCTGGAACAATTACATAATCTCTTGAGGGTTAATTTTCTAATTACCACCCATTCCCCTACAACAGTCGCGCTGTGCCCAAATGATAACATCATCAATTTAGATTTTTCAGAGACCTCGGCTAAATACTCAGCTAAGATCATTGAAAAGGATAAGGCTATCGCTGAACTTCTTGAAGGAGTGAGTCAGATATCTATAAATCCTGACAATAATCGACAGGTATATGTTGAGAACGAAAACGACTATAACATCTATGAAATGGTTTTTCGTAAAATAAAAAGCCACTCTTCAAGGATTAATAGCTTTATAAACCTTACGTTCGTCAGTTCTGGTGACAAAATCTCTGAAAACGAATTAGCAAAACATTTAAAAAAATATATTGCTAATGAAGATAATATCAAAGAAATTGTGGCCACGATTAATGGACAAGGCAACTGGGGAAAAGTTGTCGGGATGGTTGAATGTTTAAGGAAAAATGGTAACCATACTGTAAGAGGGTTGATTGATTGGGATTTAACAACGAGACAACACATTGAGGACATTAAAGTATTTGCGAAAAACAAGGCTTATTCCATAGAGAACGTTGTCTTTGACCCAATAAGTATTTTTGCATATTATCATCGCAATGACATCATTCATGAGGATTTCACCTTTGACGATACACGTTATAAATCTTGGAATGAACTATTAAATGATAATGTTTTACTTCAAAAGGCCATTGATAATGTAATTAAAAGAGTATTACAGAGAGAGAATAACAGAGATTACGAAGTTTCGTATATGAATGGCAGAACTTTCCAATCTGATAGCGAATTTTATTTTAAGAACGGCCATGAACTTGAAGTATTGATTTTAAAAAATTACGCAAAAATTAATGAACTTCGCCAAAACAACCCTTACCCACCTATAATTTATCAATTTATCAAAAGATCTACTTTAGCTTTCCTTGAATGGGGATTCATAAACACAATATTTGAGGATGCCTTTGTCGAACTGCAAAATTAAAAATAACGGCCAAGTTATTTGGCCGCTTACTTCACTCCATACTAAGCTTAACATTTAACATAGCTAAACAACCCTCAATAAACCCCTCAGCCATTTGCATCTCTATGCGAATAATTTTCTCATCTTTTTTTCGCATTTTGGCTAACTTCCGCTTAGGAATACCATACAAATAATAAGCGACCAGCAGCGAATGTTCATATGGTTTACGTTTCTGAAGTCGTGCCAAACAGCTTTCAATAATCAGGGCGTCGTCATCGGTACATGAGAGGCGAGTTTTGCCACTTGGCGTAAGAAGCCCTTTAAAGCCTGCTGCGATATTTGAGTAATCGACTCCAGAGCTATCTTTCGCAGCCCACCCTCCCCAGCGCTCAAGAACAATTTTAATATCAGGCATTGTCGTCAAGCCTCATAATGTAACTGATGTGCAGTTCTTCTGGATTAAAATCGCAAAGTCGTGCCGAAAGCTTCATTTTATGTCCTCGATAATTATCATTCCGGTTTCGCCCCATACTTTTGATGTCCGGGAGTCCCAAATGTGCGAGTCATCCTCAAACAAGGCGTCCAACAGAGATTTTGTTAAGTTGTCCAGATCAGGCTTTTGCTGGTGGGGCTGACCGTCCATAGCCGCGCGCTTTTTCTTGCTCCAGCTTTTTGGCATCGGCAAAATGTAGGTGATGTGTGCACCACATTCAGGAACGCGGATATCGTGCAGGCGTGCTTCATCGCAGAACATGCGATAGCGCATCACCGGCGGCCGCTGTTTCCATTTATCGCGGCGTGTCATGCGGGGTTTTCCAACTGGGGTGATGATGTATTTAGGCATAGAACACTCCCAGCTCTAACTGGACCTGCTCAAGCAGCTGCAACTCGGTACCGAAGTTTTTCTCCCATTGCTTACGGCCAGCATGAATCGCTACACCGTAACCGCCGTTGCGATGATGCATATGGCACAGGGGAATTGATTTTCGATGGTCAGCGCGCTGGCTTGTGCCCTGCCCGGTTCGGAGATGGTGAATTTCAGCAGGCGTTTCGCCCAACTGCAGATTTCTGCACACGATGCAGCCCAATTCGGCCACACGCGAAAGATGGAGGCTATCTGCTTTCTTCATGCTGGACCACCAGCACAAGCAGAAACACCGTGCACGAGCGTACGGTGTGAGTGACTTTGGGTAATGCTCTGCGCCATTTTGATTCCTCAGGTTGGCGCAGTAATCAGAGGGTGTTCAGCCCATTTGATTATTATAAATCAACACTTACGGCTTGAGAACCTTAAGGTCCTCTCGCAAGGAGTTTAGGTTTACAACCCGGTCTTCATCACCCAGAACCTGGGATGAAAGCCTATCACCTTCCCGGCGAATCAGTGTGCGCAAGGCATTACTGGTCACCAGGTAATCGGTGATTTCACCATCGTTAAGACATAAAACAAGCAGTCCGTCTTTGGTGAGACCGGCGGCAAATTCATTCAATTTCATGGGCACATCCCTAAAATGGATTTCCCCTTGCGGGGGCGGTCCTTTTCTCCCTGCATGCTGATTTCATTAAGGGTTCCGCTAACCAGACGTCTAATAGGTTAGAAAGAGCAATTTCGTTTAATTGTTCTGTCTAACCGATCGGCATTCAAACACAGGGAACAGACCAGGCTTCCTAAATAACCGGTAAGTTATCAGTCACTGAAACACGGTTCAGAAGGAATGTGACAACCCCGATTACCTTCGCATCGTCCAGTGAATCACCTTCAATGACCTCTCCCTCCTGTGTGATGAGTGCTTTTCCCTGAACTGTCACAATGTCCATTTTTCCGCAGAAGGAAATCAGTACCGAGTCACCCACGGAAGGCTGTTTGGCAACGTTAACGATCGCATAACCAGCCGACGTTTCTAGTGTGCGGCAATTGGCGTCATAGCCACAGATGCTGGTAATACTGAGTGACTGCTCTGTGTAATCTGCTGCTGGTGATGGAAAACCCATGATTTCTCCCCCTCGCACGATAACTGTATATTTATACAGTACACCGATGCATAAGTTTGATCAACGTCATAACCGCACGAAATGCTAATAGGGAAAACTAACTGTTTAAAAAGAAATCAGACAGGAGGATTTATGTATCATCAGAAATATCATCATCTTAACGCGATACATAGACCTGGGTCAGTAAGACGCTTAGCAGGGCTCTAACCATCGAAGATGCGCAAGAAGTGCCTTTTCTGCACTCCATATCCAACAGCAATAACTAGATAGGTTTCTTCACATACTGAGTGACATGCATTTTTTTTCTACCGCCCTTTCAATGCTACTATTGCAGCAAGTATTTTATCTTCAAAAATAAGTGCTAATGATGACCACTAAAACTGAAAGACCCCAACTTGAACTCCCGGGCGGTGCCAACAAGTTATTGCTGCACTCATGTTGTGCTCCCTGCTCAGGTGAGGTTATGGAAGCTATTCAGGCATCAGGTATCGAATACACCGTATTCTTCTACAATCCGAATATTCATCCGCAGAAGGAATATCTCATTCGTAAGGAGGAGAACATTCGTTTTGCTGAGAAACACGGCGTACCCTTTGTTGACGCTGACTACGACACTGATAACTGGTTTGAGCGAGCTAAGGGGATGGAATGGGAGCCAGAGCGCGGTATCCGCTGCACAATGTGCTTCGATATGCGTTTCGAACGGACCGCCCTCTACGCCGCTGAAAATGGGTTTAGTGTTATCAGTAGTTCGCTGGGAATCTCAAGATGGAAGAACATGCAGCAAATCAATGATTGTGGGCAAAGAGCTGCTGCGCACTATCCGGGAATGGTTTACTGGGACTACAACTGGCGCAAACAAGGTGGCTCCGCGCGCATGATTGAGATCAGTAAACGGGAGCAGTTCTACCAGCAAGAATATTGTGGCTGTGTGTACTCTCTTCGTGACACCAACCAGCATCGTAAATCTCAAGGCAGACCACTTATCAAGATTGGAAAGCTCTTCTACGGTAACATGGATGAAGATCCTTAAGGCCAAGCATATCAAGTTAAAAAACATCTACTTATGTAGATTACATAATAACTAACATGTTAAAGTATGGGTTTAAATCTACCAATTCTAGGATAGACACAACGGTCACATTCTGCCGTATAATTATCTATCACTTGATTATATGATGATTTTTTACACATACCTTCAATGTAAGAGGATTTGAGCCATGGCTGGAGTAAGAGAAATAACCATTTCAGGTATAAAGAAAAGATTACTATCCAGATATGGTGAATTCATAAATATGGATAATGTAGGTGGAAGTGAAGAATCAAAAGAGGTAGTCAAAGTCTCAAGAGCAATAGCCGCATTAGCTATAAATGTATTAAATCCAGAACTAAGTGAGGATGTTTGTTCTGATTCAGTATGCGATGGCAGCGATGATAGATGTATAGATGCTGTTTATGTCAATCACGATAAAAAACAAGTAACTATAGTCCAGTCGAAATTTGACCAATCTGGAAACGGCTCAATATCCAGACAAGATATGGCGGATTATTTAACATCATGCAGAGATGTACTGATGGAGGAATATAATCTCTTCAACGAAAGATTTAAAAGATTCTCAGAATCACTAGAAATTGCCTATGACAATTCCTACAAATACTTTTTTGTTTTTGCTTATAGTGGAAGAGATGAATTATCAGAGGATGTTCAAAGACAAATTATACAACGAAAGGAAGAGTTTAACTTTGATCTTGATGGTGATTATATTGATATTCAGACCCTACCTTTAAGTAAAATAAAAGACTATTTGAGTAGAAGATCTCTTGGAAATATTGATATATCTGATGTTGAGATTTTTCAATATGGAGTAACAGAAGAACCTTTGAAAGCTGTTCATGGGTTGATTACTGGTGATCAGGTCGCTAGTTGGTGGGCAACCTATGGCGATCTACTTTTAGAAGACAATATTCGAGGAGGATTAGGTGAATTATCCGATGTAAACCAAGGTATAAAGAAAACACTGATAGACAGTCCCGAAATGTTCTACTATTTTAATAATGGAGTAACTATATTAGTTAATTCTATTACTCCAAAAATGAGAAATGGTAAAGCAAGGCGAGAGAGCGGTGGATTTGACTTAGTTAATGTGAATGTAATCAACGGTGCTCAAACTATTAGCACTATTGGCAAAGCCTATTTGGCTAATGAAGTCACCTTAGATCAGTTGGCTGAAGTAAAATTGCCTTGCCGTTTTATCAAAGTTGAAGACTATGGCAATGAAGATGGTAGAGGATTAGATATCGCTCTTTCAATAACCATAGCTAACAACAGCCAGAATAAAGTTACAGCTAGAGATTTCATCTCAAAGGATCCGTTCCAGATAGAGTTGAAGAGGTCTTTCTCTTTTGAAGAGCCATATGTTTATGAAATCAAGAGAAGTGAGCAAGATTCAATTAAATCCCCTAGTGTTAATATCATAACAATAGAAGATGCACTTTCTGCATTGGTTTGCAATTTAAACTCACCTCGATATATGGCGTTATTGAAATCAAATAGAGGACGTTTTTTTGAATCTATAACCAGCCCACTATATAAGGCGGTGTTTAATCCTAGTGTTCATTGTGTAATGTTAATCAATACGGTAAACATTTATCGCTCCGCGAATGAAGTACTTAGCTCAATGGAAAAAAACAGAAAAACAAAGCGCGACGAAAAGATTGTTATTCATGGTAAGTACATTTTCATTTCTTTAGTTATGAATAAATATCGAAAATTAATTGAGAAAAACTCAGTTATTCATAATGATAGCATCCCAGACCTGAAACCATTTATCTTCGAGACCTTCAAGAAAATAAAATCTCATATAGATGATAATTATGCAACAAGCCACATGCCTCGCTTTTTCGAAAATCAAGGTAAAGTGAAAGAGGTTATGTCCCTATAATAAAAAAATTAATATAAAACTATTTACCTTAAGTGTTAAGCCCTCTCCAATAGAGGGCTTATTTTATCTCCATTAATGTAAGGATAATTGATTCGTAGGCACAATCTGGCGAGAATTAGGTAAGTTATTTCATTGGTATTATTTTCTACTATTATAAGTTATATAATAAAATTATCATTTAACATATTTTGATGAACACCAACATTTATTATAAGGTTAAGTTTGTGATTCAAATGCTCTTTCTTACTAAAAATCTTTATTATCTTTTTTATTAATTGGTCAGTAACTCCAGTAGATTTTTATGGCGGCGCAACTGGCGAACGGCATCCTGAAGTCGTTTTAGATTTGTCAGCTTTGCCTTTGTACGACGGATTTCTGCTGAGATAAATCGGGACGACGGGACAATTAGATCATTTGGTCTTGCAGTAAATGCAGGTATGGTTTGGATGATTTCTTCGGTCGTTTTTCCTGGCTTTGCATACCTAGCCGTATCAGTTGCAACAGGTTCGGTTTCAGGAAGAGACCATGTTACACCCTTCCCCTGCCCGTTCTTGACGACAACCCCCTGACGCTCAAATGCCAGCATCACTGAGACCATTCCGCGAGCGTTACGCTGAACTGCGCTAGCCAACGCCGCTGTGGTCATTGCGCTATTATCTCGGAGCAGTCGGCGGATCATATCAGCAGCAACAGGAGCCGGTTCCTCACCTTTCAGGCGTGGTGCATTATTCACTGGCGCGACAGCTCGCTGCTTTGCCTGTTCTTTTGCGGTACCGACTGACCAGGCTCCATCGAAGAAATCACATAAACCCTGCTCTTTCTGTTCGCGCAGCATGTTCAGCGCTTCCACAGGCTCGATATCCAGGCGCGCTGCAACCTCACGGTAAGTAGCTTTGCCCATTGCTTTCAGTGCGTCTAAAATAGTTTCCATAATTTTATCCTCAAAATTCACTTAACAGATCTCAGGTGGCTAACGTTTCCGCGATAGCTCTCCCAGTCAAAATTCACCCAAATGCCGTTATCCATGCGCAAGCGATCAATCACCCTTGCCCCCAGAGTCTCAACCAGCGCGTCGTAGTTAAGGTTGGTCAGAACCCCCACTGGTCGCATGGCCGCAAGCCGGCGATCGATAATCTGGTTCAATAAAACTTTCTCGCCGCGACTGTCCCGCTGAATGCCGACTTCATCAAGCACCAGCAAATCCACTTTGCAGAGGTCATCCAGCAGCGCGGCCTCAGACTGTCCTTCGTCATAGCAGGCACGGGCCCGCAGAGTAAGATCGGGCACAGTCACGATAAGAACCGTTCTCCCCTGCTTCAGCAGGTAATTGCCGATGGCCGCCGAAAGGTGGTTTTTACCGGTGCCGGGCTTCCCAGCAAAAACGAAACTGGCAAAGCCGATCCCAAAATTCTGTGCATAGCTTTTTGCCATACTCAACGCGTGACGCTGTTCGTCGCTGTTCACCTTGTAATTCGCAAAGCTGCAACTGCGGTGCAGATTTTGGATCCCGGACCGCCCGAAAATTTTCTCTGCCCGCGCCTGTTGGTTAATTTTGTCCACTTCAGCGGCGCGCTTTTGCCCTTCCTCCCGTTGCCAGGCCATCAGCTCTGCGGCGCTTTTGAATTTTGGTTCAACACCTGCCGGAATCACACGGCGAAGGCGCTCGAGAACCGAACCTGCGTTTCGCATGCTTACCCCCTGAATCCTGGCGGAACGGAGTTGTCCGGACGGGAAATCTGGTTGATGTCCCGTCCACCAGCCTGATACTGCCCTGCCCCCGGTGAAGCTAAGCGGATAACCAGGTCATCCCATTTTTCGCGGAGTTTGGCCGGAGATTTAACCTGGCGCACCCAGAAGGTATTGCTTTGAACTCGCTTAAACATTTCGCAAATCTGTTTGTGAGTTCGACCATCAAGCGTTCGCATCAGTCGGACATCATTTGCCCAGGCCGTCCAGTTCGGCTCTTTTGGACGAACCACTTCGCCGTCATAGGTCGCGGCTTCCTCGTAAAGTTTCAGCACGCGCTTCCAGATCCATTCCGCACAGGTTAAATCTTCCTGGCTGCCCCACTGGCGTTTCGCTGAACTACAAACCACAGCCTCCGGATGACGTTTCAAAAATTCAGCATTTGTCATTTTTCCGTCCGATAGCGAAGCGTCCGGACAAGAAGGATTTAAAGGTTCTTTGACTGGTTCAAAAGAGTGACTGATTCTGGGTGAATCTCCTTCACTACCCCCTGGTGAATGTGGTGCACCATCTGGTGAATCTCCTGCACTACCCCCTGGTGAATTTGCTTCACTACCCTGGTGAATCTCATTCACTAACTTCGCACTGGGGTTTGCACCGCTCAGGGTTAGCCGGTAGAAATTGCTGCCATTGCCTTTCGGTCCCGATCTTGTCTCTTTTCGCATCAGTCCAGACTCGCAAAGTGCGGCAACATGATTCATGACTGAACGACGGCTGATCTCGCACTGATCAGCTATATGCTGATAACTCGGCCAGCACTCGCCCTGGTCGCTGGCGTTATCAGCCAACTTGAGGAGAACCAGCTTGCGCAGCGGGTTTCCTACTTTGACCTTCATCGCCTGAACCATCAGTTCCATGCTCATAGAACACCTCGATACAACTGAACTAGACTGCGTTCGAACAAGTCGAAACAAGCTTGACTTTGACGCCGACCAGCTGCGCCAGCGCGTCGATGGCTTCCAGGGTCTCTCGCCGGATTATCGGTTGCGGCTTGCCGGTGAAGACCGCATTGGTGGCTTCGATACACTCTTTGTTAACCCTGGCCGCCCGGTAGTGCATGCAGTCCTTCTGCGCCAGTTCGTTATCAATGGCGGTACGGATGGCATAGCTCAGCGCTTCTGCCTGTTTCAGGTAGTTAGGCGTATCGTTGCGGAAAGCACGTTGAATAATCTGCTTGTTGTTGTGCAAACGGCGCGCGTACTCGTCCGGATCCGATACGTCATCAAGTGACTGAAGCAGATCGCCAAAGTGATGCGGGGTTATCAGCTGCGTGACCGTCTTCCAGCCCTTTTCCTGCGCCCAGGATTCCAGCTCGCATGCCAGCTTTTTGATTTCCATCAGTCAGACTCCTTAGGGGCATTGAGGTTAATCTTGTGCTCATACAAAACTGAGTCGTACTTCAATGCACCACCCGTTAATTTTTCCAGTCGAGCGGCGCGTCGTTCAGGTACTAACTCCCCCCACTCACTCACAGAGGATCGAGCGATGTTGAGAGCCCTCGCCACGTTGGCTTTTTTCCCAAAGTGTTTGATTACATCTTCGGTTTTCATTTTGTCCTCCTTGGTAAGTTTTCCTAACTTTATATGTTAAGGAAACAAGAGTCAATGCGCGTTAGGATTTCCGAACTATGAAAACGATCGGTCAGCGTATAAAAGAGCGGCGCTCTGCTTTGAAATATACCCAGCGCAGCCTAGGCAAACAGGCTGGGGTTGCTCATGTCACAATCTCTCAGTGGGAACGTGATGAAACCTCTCCAAGGGGCGATAATCTCTTCAAGTTAGCTGCGGCTCTTGGCGTTGAACCTGGCTGGATCATTAAAGGCGATGACGGATACGAACCAGCCCCAGCAGAATCGCATCGGATGCTTTCACCGCAACAGATTCAGCTTCTGGAACTGTTTGAAAAACTCCCCAACGCTGAGAAAGAACAACACATCATCAATTTGCGGGACAAGGTCAAAGACTACGATGAAACGTTCAACGACCTGATAAAAACCAAAAGCAAAGAAGAAATCCTGCAGATCCTCAAAAACCTCGATATCAAATAATTTTTCTTCACGCCAGGCCGCTTCAATAGCGGCCTTTTTGTGTTTTTCACGATCCTGTTGTTAGGTTTTGCGAAATTCACCCTTGACGTTTTGTTAGGTTTAAATAACAATCTGCGTTATCAAAACTTAACAGCAGTAATCAGTAAACGTTCCGCCTACCCGGCGATAAGGGTGATTAGCCAAGCAAAGCAGCAAACAGGGGTTCGAGATGGAAAAAGCATACGAAGAGTATTTCAACAGTCTGGCGGAGGGTGAAGAAGCACTGAGCTTTTCCGAGTTCGTCCAGGCAGTTTCTTGAATGTGGCGTAAGCCAAAGGCTTGAAGGCGGTTTTCTCAGGTTGCGCGCTAAAGCATAGCGGGGAGAACCTGGGGCGGAGAGCAAACCCCGCGATGCAGGACTTGAAATACCTGCACAGACCAATAAGCCGTATGGCAGCGTAACTGCCCTTTACATCTGCCCTGGCGAGGTGGCGCCGCCGGACCAGGGCAGATGAATCGTCCACAACATGGGAGCGCGCTCTCCTCATCAATTTGAGCTTTGTCGTTAAGTCAAAACTGATTGAGTACGCTCCCAGTTGTGGGCAATCGCAACATGATGCTGCGTGTAGTTTTGGTGGTATATGCATTCCCGTGGTCCACGCTTATACCACCCTTTTTAAAGCAGGTTTTATAGTGGAGTGTTCATATATGGATCAGACACAATTAACACCGGAACAACAAATTGCCTGGGCACAAGGAAAACTCGTCACTTCAGTATTTCTTCGAGATATTGCCGGATGTCATGCTGCATGGAAAGTATTACGGAAATACAGAAATTTCGTTGTGCATCGCCAACCGCATCAGGAATGGCGTAATAATTTAAAAGCAATTTAATTCTTTCCCATTTAAAAACCAATGGCTTAAGAGGCAGGGATTTTCACACCCTGAACCAAGGAGTTCAAAATGAAAGTAAGCGTTACAACCGTTGAACTGAATCTCGTTATCGTAAATAAAGAAATCGCGACATTTAATATTAATGGTGCAATTTCAGGCGTGGTTCATTTGCCCGCTTCTGGCCCTGTAACTGTTGTGCTTGATGGCGGCTATGTGCTCGGCGAATTTCATTGCCCGGTTTGCGCTGTTAAGCACATTAGCTTGCTGTCTATGGATTTCACTGCAGCGCAGAACGCCTGCGGCATGTCCTATTACGACCACAAACGCCAGTATCTGAACTGATATGGATGGCATCATTTGTCATTGCGCTGTTTGCTGTCATGAATACAAAAAATCGGAAATGCATGAAAGGAAAACGGAGGTATATCCGTATAAGCGCACGATTTATTTGTGTGAGCAATGCAATGAAAAAAGAGAAAGGCGAGACGCTTTAAAAATGATAAAGCGCGGCCAAAGCAAACCGTTTCATTCAAAATCATCTTTCAAATATTAATAGAGGTTCTTATGTCTGTTGAATTAAAAGTATTTGGCGGAGCTTATTTCCCGAAAGATAAAGCATTAAAAAAACACCCGAATTTAAAACCCCTCGCCACTGCTGTTAATGCTTCTACAAAAGCCATCGCAGAAGCCGTTATTTTCGGCAAGCTGGCGGCCGAACAGCCTGAACATATCGATGATTACTTCAAGGTCAAAATCTGGGAGCACCGCGAAGATCTTCCCTGCCCTGACCTTGATGTCTTCTCACCTGAATTTTTCGACAGCGTGGCAGTATGGAATGTGAATGCAGGTGAACCAGCTGCGGCACCACAGCCAGAAACTGATGAAAAAGCAGACTGGGAGGATAACAAGGCACAGGAAGAAATTAAAACTGTTGAGCGGCTCGACCAGGCATCCCGAGCGGCTTGCCTGGCACTGTTCGGTCCGGTCCCTGGCATCACTACGGCCCAATACGGCCAGATCGTCGATCTGATGAATGATGATGAATCGAGTTATGCCCGCGAACTGGCAGAAGCTCTGGGGAAAGAAACCCGCGCGCTGGCATTGGCACCAGAACGGCAGGAGCAGTTGCTCGCATGGGTGCGTGAGGACACTAAAGAAACGACCCAGTGGCCAGACATTAAAAGGCGGATCACCAGATGGCTGGATACGCCGGTAGATAAGCGCCCGCAGGCAGCCAGTACCGATAATGTAGGAGCGGATGTTGTTCGCACTGACTCAGGTGCTCGCCTGTGCACCGGCACGCCTACAGATCGCAATTTCAAACATAGCAAAGATAGTCTGGGTAACGAAATCGCTTTAGGCCTGCTGGCGCGTGAACATGAATTCAACATCTACACAGTCGACATGCCGTTATATCAGCAGGCTGAGAAGATCCGACTGTCAGGTACCGATGAAGAATTCAACGCATGGTACCGCATGTTCATTTCCACACTAGGTGGGTTGGACTTCTCGCGAGCAATCAATATTGCCGTGGTAAAAACGGCTCCAGAGGACCTTTGGAAAGACCCGGTTAAACACCGCGAGTATTTCAACCGCGTCATGACCGAATCAGATCATTCGAAGCCTGATCCGCTGATCGTAGACATTGCCTGTGGCCGCTCATCTTCTCCTATGCCTCAAACTATTAAAGAGAATGCTTCCCATGATGAAGCCAAACCGTCTGTACCGGGCGAAGCAGAGTTACCAGCAGTTTGCCCTGGCAAAGCTGCGCAGCTCGACAAAGAACTCAACGATGCATTCGCTCAGAGTCATGCACCAGAAATGCAAGCCAGCGACCAACCGAGGGTGGAGAACCTGGGCGGCGGCGTCTTCTCTGTCGATGCATTGTTAAACACAGCACCCTCAAATGCGGTCGAAAAACAGGAAGTACCACCAGCGCTAAGTGTTCGCGAGATTGAAATCGCCCATGCATTAAACGAGCTGATGTCCGGGCGCACAAACATCAGTGACCAGGATGATATCGAAAATCTCATCACCACCACGGGTAAAGACATCGAGCATATTTTCCCGTTACTGATTGCAGATATCACCTCGACTGAATTCTGTCTGTCGCCTGAGTTCAGTGATGAAGAAGTACATGACGTTGCTACTACGATTCTTGAACAGTGGTCTGACGATATCAGCGTTCGTCAGAAAATTGCGCTTGATGCAATCGTGGAATACCGCCGCCCAGCACCACCAAAATCTGTCGTGCTCGATCCGCCGGCAGTTACTGCAAAGCCGAAAGCAGAGCCCGAACCAGCACCTGAAACAAACGCTCCGCTTTCTTCTGTTACCTACCTGCAGCAGCTGACCATTGCAGCGCTGCAGGGCTTATGTTCCAACCCGGCATATTGCAATCAGTATGACGAATTACCGGCTATGGCCGCCGGGCTTGCCCGCAGCGTGATCGACCATCAGGAAGACTCCTGTGCGTCTGATTAACCGTAGCAAGGGAGACAGCATCGGCGGGCCAGCATGCGCCGCCGCGCTCAAATGCCATTTTGAGAAATACGGCGAGCATGGTCGAAGCGACAAACAGACTTTTTACACCATCAAGTTCCAAGGGAGAAAAATTACGGTTGAGGTTGTTAACCGCCCCCGTAGTTACGTGGCAACGGCAATGCTCGGTGTCAGGCATCTTAAGTGCCTCCCCGGCCTTGGTCGGTGATTTTTGACAATCAATATACTATCTGCCGCTACGGTATCGTGGCGGCGTCATGGAGTTAAGCATGGCGCAAATCATTTTCGATGAAGAGTGGATGGTGGCGGGAAGGCTAACTGAGAAAACGGGGCTGGATGACAGGCAAATAAAAGCTTATCGCCTCGGAAGCTGGATTGAAGGGGTTCATTTTAAGCGAGTACCCGCGGTACCCGGTGGAGAAAGCAAACGCGCTTTGGTCTGGTACAACTTTCCGCTGATTAATAGATTTATTCAGGAAGCATGATGAACTTTCCAACCGGCGTTGAGCTTCATAACGGAAAAATCAGGATCACGTTTACCTATCGCGGCATTCGCTGCCGCGAAGTTCTCCGTGGCTGGGTGGTTAACAGCAGCAACATCAAGAAGGCGGGAAACCTTCGCGCCGTCATCGTGAGTGAGATCCAGTTCGGCCAGTTCGATTACGCGGCGCGCTTCCCTGAATCAAAGGCTCTTAAAAAATTCTCATCAACTAAACGAATCGGTACGTTCAACGATCTATGTGAATTTTTTATAGATACTAAGGCGCTGGAGGTCTCAGAAGCTACATTGCATTCCATTGTCTCTGTGGTTAATACCCTTAAGCGTGTTGTGGGCGAGAACACTCGTCTGGTTGATATTCAGCATGCTGATGTTCTGAATTACCGCAAAGAGCTACTGACCGGGGAGGTTGTTAATCCTTCGATGCCCAATCGGAGCAAAAAAGGTCGCGCGCCTTCAACAGTCAATAAACAGATGGCTGTTTTATCAGAAATGCTGAAGCTTGCGAACAGAAGCCAGTTTATATTACACGCTCCTTATGAGGGAGTATCGAGGCTCAAGCTATCAAAGGCAGATCCTGATCCGCTTTTACTTCATGAGTATCATGCGTTAATTGCTCTCCTCCCTCGCAAGTGGGTTTTAATCATTATTGTGTCTGTCCATACAGGAATGAGGCCAGGTGAGGTTTGTGCTCTGGCATGGGAGGATATTGACCTGAAGAAAGGTGAAATTCACGTATCCAGAAACCTGACGAATAAAGGGTTGTTTGTGCCGCCTAAAACTGATGCCGGGATAAGAACGATCACTCTGCTGAAGCCTGCCCTTGATGCGTTGAAGGAGCAGTACGAAATTACCGGCAATAGTCCCAGGCAGCAAATCATCTTCCATCATCGGGAACTTGGCAAAACCGAAACGCAAAATCTACGTTTCGTTTTTTCTCCTGAGAGGTGCACGTCAGGCAAGAACCGATATTTTTCGAAGAACTCGATTTCGTATGGGTGGAACCGGGGCACTAAACTATCCGGGATACGTGAAAGAAATCCCTATCAGTCCCGACACACATACGCCTGCTGGACGCTAATGGCCGGTGCTAACCCTTCCTTTATCGCCAGCCAGATGGGCCATGAGGATGCGCGTATGGTGTACGAGGTTTACTCGAAGTGGATCGGAGATATGAACCAGGATCAGGTCAATATGCTGAATAATCAGATGCCGACTGCAATGCCCCCAAGACGCCCCCAAGGCATTGGTAGCATTAAAAAAGTCATTTAATTTCATGACGCTGGTTTCAAACTACATAATCAGCGTTAAACTATTCGTACTACATATTCTGGGAGAAAAGATGATGCGCGTACTGGTTGTTGAGGATAACGCATTGCTACGCCACCACCTGAAGGTTCAGCTTCAGGAGATGGGACATCAGGTGGACGATGCTGAAGATGCAAAAGAAGCCGATTATTATCTCAATGAACATCTGCCGGATATCGCCATTGTCGATTTAGGCTTGCCTGATGAAGACGGTCTGTCGTTAATTCGTCGCTGGCGCAGCCATGATGTTTCTCTCCCGGTGCTGGTTCTGACCGCCCGCGAAGGCTGGCAGGACAAAGTTGAAGTGCTCAGCGCCGGTGCGGATGATTACGTCACCAAGCCGTTCCATATTGAAGAAGTGGCTGCGCGAATGCAGGCGCTATTACGCCGCAACAGCGGGCTGGCTTCACAGGTTATCTCCATTCCGCCTTTCCAGGTGGATCTCTCCCGACGCGAGCTCTCGATTAACAATGAAGTGATCAAGCTGACTGCATTCGAATACACCATCATGGAAACGCTGATCCGTAACAGTGGCAAGGTTGTGAGCAAAGACTCCTTAATGCTCCAGCTCTACCCGGACGCGGAGCTGCGCGAGAGCCATACTATTGATGTGCTGATGGGGCGTTTGCGTAAGAAAATTCAGGCGCAGTACCCGCAGGATGTGATCACAACCGTCCGCGGCCAGGGCTACCTGTTTGAATTACGCTAA